ATTGTTCCGGCGGCCGGAAAGGGTCCTAAGGATGTAGTAGATTATATTAATAATCAGGCTTGGGCACCAACTAGTGTGGACGTTGGGCTTATTGAAAACCCAGGCGATTTTGGGTCTTACCTTGGTAGCGTGGTTGGTATTTTACCAAATGATATTACTCCGTTTCTACAAGCCACCATCACATCTACCGACTTAATGATTCCCGTGACTAACCATACACCACCAAGTAAGCCATTATCTTCTTGGCCTGCTAGTGGCTATGCACAGGTTGATTCTGAAATCTTTCTTTATAGTGGGATAATTTCGGGCCTTCTTAGCCCTAGTGGTTACGATGAGTTTTTGGTTTCTTCACCTGCTAACCGTGGCGTAAAGGGCACAACGGCCGTAGGACACACAGCAGGCGCTGGCGCCTTCTTCACCTTGATGCTTATCGGCGCGACAACTAAAATAGAGTATAACAAGGCTTTAGGCATCTTTAACGTGTGGACAAGAACTACTCAGCAAAGAGATTTGACAGGTTGGTATGGTGATAATGGCTGGACTTATGAATATACGACATACTTAATACCTTGCCCTGAAGACGTTGTAACTTTCTTTGAGACTGCTGGTGGTAGCACTTGAGTCTTTCCGTAGCCTTAGCTAACGGGCTACCAAAGGAAGAAATCCGTGCATTATTATTATCAGAGGTGCAGCGACGCCTGGAGGCGCGGAAGACACGCTGGACAGCACTCGAAGGTCCACAGAAGAAGTTTGTTAATAGCGAGCATCCTCATATACTGTTTGGCGGAGCACGCGGAGGTTCTAAAAGTGTTGGAATGCTTTTAGCGTTTCGCAAGCATGCAGAGAAATACGGAAGGGAGGCGCAAGGCCTTCTGTTCCGCAGGTCGTTTCCAGAAACGGGCGAGCTCATAAAGTTGGGTCAGTACGTCTTCGTACAGGAAGGTTGGGAATGGAAGGTCGGGGAGCGAAAATGGGTCTCGCCCAGCGGAGCTGTGCTACAACTTAAACATCTTGATGAAGACGCTGATGCTATGAAGCTTCAGGGTTTTTCTGTAACTTTCTTAGGCTTTGACGAACTCGGTAACTGGCCATCGCCGGAACCTATCGATATGCTCGGTGCAACCATGCGTTCTGCTGCCGGCGTACCGGTTCTTTTCAGAGCTTCTGCTAACCCAGGAGGACCTGGACATAACTGGGTGAAAGAAAGGTACATCGACAATGACGATGGGGAATCGATTTTCATTCCGTCGAAGATCCAAGACAACACTCCTCTGATGGAGAACGACCCGGGTTACGTTGACCGGATCAAAAAGAGTGGACCAGAATGGCTCGTAAAGGCATGGTTAGATGGTGATTGGAACATAGCTCCGGGTGCTTTCTTCGAAGGCGTGTGGGATCCAAAGATACATGTTGTAGAACCGTTCGATATACCGTTAGAATGGAAGCGGTGGAAATCTTACGATCATGGTTACAAGTCTCCAGCTGGATGTGTCTGGTTCACTCAAGACTATGATGGTATAATCTATATCTATCGAGAGCGTTATTGGAGTTCTAAACCAAACAAAGGAAGCGAGACCCCAATAGAGGAGATAGCGCGGGAGATAAATGATGCTGAAAGTATTGAAAGAAAACTCAAGATTAGATTCAAAAGTAATGTGGCCGATTCAGCGATTTTTATGCGAGACGGTCGCCAGAAAAGTGTTGCAGACGTATTTGCTGATTATGATGTTATCTGGGAGTCTAGTGCTAAAGGCCCAGGATCTCGTATACAAGGGTTACAGGAGATTGTTGACCGCTTGGCAAACGAAAATCTTAAGGTATTTAGCACGTGCAAGCATTGGCTTCGTACGGTGCCCTCGCTTCCTGCTGACCCAAAAAGGGTGGAGGATATTGACACGAGCGCGGAGGATCACCTCTTTGACGCTACGAGATATGGATTAATGCTAAGGAGAGCGCGGAGTATTAAGCCAAAGCCTAAACAAAAGACGCCGGATCGCTTCACCTTAGAATGGTTGGATCGAATCGACGAACTATACAATAGGAATGAATCATGGCCGATCTAGGTATGTTGTCAACAGATTTAGAGATAGGCACTGGAGATAATACTCCTTCAGATGCCAGTGGTATGCTAAAAAAGTGTCAGAAGAATATAAATCTATCATATAAAAAATGGAAGAAATACTATAAGGAAATAGAGCACAATCGTGTATATGCACTAGGTAAATTAAATCCAAGATCTATTACTATGGTCGCTTCGCAAAACATGCAGGAGGGTGGGAGATCAATAAAGGGTAACATTATTCACGCCACCCTACAAGGTTTATTGCCTCATATTTATGCCAAGAATCCAGAGATAAAAATACGACCACACAAGTATGTGGATGCTGGTAGTTCAGAATATAGAGTAGCAGATTTATTCGCAGCCACATTAGAAACCGTTCTTAATGAATCATTAAAGAAAGCAGATCTAAAGAAGATCGCTAAGCAAGTAGTAAGATCATGCATGACCAGCAAGATAGGTGTTGTAAAGGTAACCTATCAAAGAGATTACTATAAGGACCCATTAGTTAGTCGGCAGTTTAACGACGCTCAAGATAGTTTAGCTAGAATTAAATCTGATGTTAAAGAATTAATGGCGGATAATACTTACGGCGGGGAAAAAGACGAGCTAATAGAAGAAATAAAGGAAACAATGCTTGGGTTACAAGATAGAGTAGAGGTTCTACAAAGAGAGGGATTGAACCTTGGTTTCGTTAGGCCTGAAGATTTTAGAATGGATACATCATTAGATTCATTGCAAGAATATCAATCAGCTCAGTGGATGGCTAACGTTACATGGATGACGCCGAATGATGTTATGGATCGGTTTCAACTATCCAAAGAAGATGTACAAAAGTTAGTTATTTACAAGCGCACCGACGCTGGCATCCTTAATAGGTTAACTAGGGATGAGGGTCTGCAAGTTAGTAGTAGTGAAGATGTGAACCTGGCATTAGCCGTGTGGGAGTACTGGGATAAAACAGCGCAAACCGTTTACACTTTTGCTGAAGGCGGTAAAAAATGGTTGAAACCACCCTTCCACCCTAGTAGGCTTGGTGAGAAGTTTTTCCCGTTTTTCTTGCTTGGTTTGAACTGGATAGATGGTCAAGAATGGCCTATATCAGAAACTGAATTATTGATGTCCTTGCAGGATGAGTATAATACCATTCGCACTCAAATGTCTAAACATAGAGAGTTGTCTGCTCCGTTTTATGTAGCCGATTCTTCACGTGTTAACTATGAAGATATAGAGGTGTTTAGCAATGCAGCCATTGGTGAGATTGCTTTGATTAACGCGTCTGGTCAGAATGTAAATTCTGTTTTTCAACCTGCTGTGCCGCCGCCTATGAATCCACAGGTTTATGATACCTCTCCATTACGAACAGATATAGAATGGATTAGTGGATTAGGGGATGCGCAAAGAGGCGGAATCAACAGGGCAAAAACAGCTACAGAGGCGAACATACAGCAAGAAGGTTTAGCCACTCGTATAGCTGAAAAGGTGGATATTACAGAAGATTGGCTTAGAGAGTTAGGGTGGTTTGCTGCGGAGATATTATTGCAAGAGGTTTCACCACAGAAGGCTATAGAGATCGCTGGACCAAATGCTTTTTGGCCTATCCTAAATAAACAACAATTATATGATTCTGTTTTTATAAATATCGCTGCCGGAACAACCGGTATGCCAGATAAAAACGTTGAAAAAATGCGTTGGATAGAGTTGATGCCAATCATCATGCAGAATATTGAACTAGTGCAGCAAATGAGAGGTTTTGGTGTTCCAGACGAGTTTAACCCATATGTTCAATTGCTTGAAGAAACATTCTTGAGGTTCGATGAGCGCATAGACATATCTAAGTTCTTACCGCCTATGCCAAAAGAAATGCAAGACATTATGCTGCAAAATCAAATGATGCAACAAGCTATGGGCAAAGGAGGACAACCAGAACCTGACAATGCGGTACCACCACCACAAGGTATGAATGAAGCGGAAAACGCACCGCAAAATAGAGTAAATCAGCGCACAAGAAATCAGTATAGAGAACCACAGGGAGAGATCTAATGGCTGAGCCACAAGTAGAAATGAGCAATACGGAAATGTACCGCGATACATTGAGTGTGTTAGAGCAGGAACTGGAATCTATTCAATCAGACCAACCAGAGGAGGAATCTCATGTCGAAGTCCAACCTAAGGCCGACGAAGAGACCAACACTGACACTCCCACCTACCAAGAAGCTGAGGCATCTCAAGAAGACCAGGGGAGTAGAGAGGTTAGCGCAGAAGCATCAACAGAAGCAGTTTCAAGAGGCGAGGGAAATCAAGCGCAACCAGAGTTAAACGATGAAGATGCTGAAGTATATGGGAATTTAAAACCTAAAGCTCAAGAAAGATTTGAGCATTGGATAAACCGAGCAAAGGAATTAGAAGGATCTAATGATACATTAAAAGTTTCTGGAGAGCTACATGATTATATAATGGATTCAGGAACTAATGCAGATCAATTAAATTGGTCTTTAGGCGTTTTCAAGAGTTTGAATTCTGGAAACTACGAAGAAGCCACAAGAGCTTTAAAAGCGCTAGATGAGTTCGCTGACCAAATTGGTGAAACATTAGGCGTAAATAGGGCGCAAGATAGTAACGCTGGTTATAATGACTTTGAAGACTTATCTAAAGCTGTAGAGAATATGGAAATCAGCGAAGAGTGGGCCAATAAGCTAGCTTCTGACAGAGTAGGTACAAATTCACAGAATCAAGCGCAGGCAGATTATCAACAGTATTATCAAAGTCAGTTACAGGCTCAAACAGAGACGCATGAGACCACAGAACAAGCACTATCAGACATAACCGATTGGGAGAATGATCTAATAGGTTCTGATCCAGACTTCTCTTCCAAGAGGGATACAATGATGGAAATCAGTAGAGAAGTAGCTTCTTCTGAATTCCCACCGGAACAATGGTTGGGTATCCTTCAAAACCAGTATAATGTTCTTTCGCGAGGAATGACGGTCGCTCACTCTGCGAATGGAAACGCTAGTAAAAATTCAGGGCCTCTAGCACCTGGAAGAACAAGCAGCGGCTCAGGAGATGCGTTAGATTCAAATCAGGCTGAAGCGACACCGGAGTTTCTTCAAGCACATTTGGACGCTATGCATAATTAACAGGATTAGATGTTAGCTGGATTCATCACCAGTAGCACGTATAGGCGTTCGTGTGGCCAAACCTGTTCCGATATAATATACATTACCAGGAGGTAATATAATGGCAACAAACTCTGCATTAAATGCTGCCGACATTACTCAATTGGGATTTGTAGCTCTTCAGAACTATTTGAAGAATAAACCTATTGACCAGGTTGCTGTACAGCATCCTTTACTCAAAGCACTAATGGCTAAAAAGAAGCCTTGGGGCGGCGGTAAGGAGAATATTGTAGAGCAGATTCGTACGGGTTATGATAACTTCTTTCAGTGGTTTGGTGACAATTCTTTAAACACGTCATCCCCTGTTGGTTTTAACACGCGCGACACGGTTGTTCAGGCTTATTATCCTTGGAACTCGGCACACGACGGTTTCCAATTCTCTGAAGACTTCCTAATTGGTAACGGCATTCTTATTGGTGACTCTCAAAGTCCCCACAACTCAAGCGCAGCGGGTCTCGTGCAGCTTACCAACGTTTTCAATGAGGCGATGGAAGTTCTTCGATTAGGTTTCGAAGATATTCTTGACCAGTCATTGCATCTAGATGGTTCGCACAACTTGGGAGGTGGTACTTCTCTAGCCGCATCGGCTATTAATGGTTTGGACTTCTTGGTTTCCTTTGATCCCCGCTCGGGCCTTGTTGGTGGTATAAATAGAGCTACGTTGGGTAATGAGTACTGGCGCAACAACTGGGATACTGGCGGAGGTTTGAACACTCACGTGTCTCTTACCCCAGCTGGTCATGGTCATGCCTCTCTATTGGCTGCGATGCACACTATGTGGCGCGCATGTCAGAAGAATGGCGGAACACCTGACTTCTTGTTGGCTGGTACTGACTTTATCAAAGGTTATGAACTAGCAGTAGATGCTAAAGAATCTCGCTATGCTGTACAGCCTGGTTCTATGAGCGCTCCGTGGAACTTTGATCCCTCAACAGAGATTAAGGACGGCGGCACTTTTACTGGTTTGTTCTTCCAAGGCGTTCCGATTATCTGGGATCCTATCTTCGATACAATTGGTGCTACCGCGGCTCAGAATATCAGTAATGGTACGACAGTAGCATGGTCTAAGCGTTGTTACATGCTTAACCTAAAGCATGTTTATCTTCGTCCGATTGAAGGTAATGATATGATCGCTCGGAAGCCTCCGCGCGAGCATACCAGCTATAACTACTACTGGGGCATGACGTGGCGCGGTTCTATGACCGCTAACCGCATGAATTGTCACGGTTGCATTATGGCGACAGGTGCGTAGTAAAACTTGGACCTTGGGGGCTTCGGCCCCCTTGGTTCTTTTTTATCAAGGGAGATAAATAATGAAGACTGTTCCAATGTTAGAAGTTATGGTAACTCTAAACGCTTTCTCTAAGACAAAAAAAGTTTTCCCAGCTCACGAACTTCCAATATATCTTGAGAGTTATGGCGCTGCGAATATAGAGATAATTGGGAAAAATGGAGATAATCACAGTATCAAAGGTGTTGATGAAGAAGTCGCTAATATGGTTGCGTATCATGGTAATCAACTACTACAATCGGTATTTGGAACCAACTTTATCGATGGTATTGAAGTATCCATAAATCGGATTATAGAAAAGGAGAAGACAATAAATGGCAGCGAGAACACTGCTAAGCCTAAGGACGGAAGTAGGTCAGAGACTAGGGTTTAGCTCTTCTGGTTCTGGCGCTATACTTCAAGCTGGTTTACTTAACTCAGCTTTAAGAAGCGGTCAAGAACAATTATTTTATGAGTTTGGTGATTTACTAACTCATAGGATAAACGATACGGAACCTGGCTCTACAGTTTCAGGTACGTCATTGTATGATTTCCCCCCTGATTTAGATCCCTTAAAAGCTTTGACTATTTCTATGCAAAGAAATAGCGGTGGTATTTATTATGAATTAGCAGTTGGTATCAGCGTAGGCGATAGAAATGTTTTGCCAGTGTTGAATCAGCGTTGGCCCTCTCGTTACGACATAAGAAACAATTCTGTAGTAGCTGGTGTTGTTAAGCCGATGATAGAACTTTGGCCAATCCCAGACAATGCATATCCATTAAAATTATCTTACAACGCCAAACTAGGCGATTTCGAATTAGATACAGACTTAAGCACTATACATCCACAGTTGATTTTGCTACACGCTATCACTACCATGAAGGCGCATTATCAGCAACCAGATTATCAATTATACTCATCTCAGTTGCAGGCCTTACTAGGACGTATAAAATCTATTGGTTTGCAAGCAGGTGGATCTACTCGACGCTACTTCAAGCAAACTCAATCATTCTCGCTTGATCCTGCATCTTACTGGCCGATGGGTTCTGTGGTTACGCAGCAGATTAACAACATCATCTCCTCACACACATTAATTACGCCGGCGACAGATAGTGGTACATTTATCACCACGGCGACTTCAACATAGGAGATATTAATGCCTACAACTAAAGTCATCGATATGTCAGCCAGGACCTCATCTGGTCTAGCTTATGATGATTACCTGTATTTAACCGGCGAAACTCCAAATATAGATGAGAAGATGCAAACATCTGTATTGCGTGATTATGCTTTAAGTGGGATAAAGACAAAAACGAATAGTGGTTTGAATATATTGTCAGACCCAACCAAACCATACGCATCTACCAATCCTGAATATGAAGTAACATTAGACGTAAGCAACTTAGCAGTTGTAACGCCTGCTTCTACAGATTATCTAGCTATACAAGATGTTACAGATGGAACGACAAAGAAAGTCTTAATATCATCACTTGGCCCACATGTCGGTGACATAACGGATGTGGTTGCAGGCACCAACTTGAACGGAGGTGGAACAACTGGTTCCGTTACTTTAAATCTAGACAATACAGTAACAGGATTAACTTCTGTTTCTTCCACTGGATTCACCGGCGCTCTAACTGGTAATGCGACAACAGCTACAACACT